CTAGAACTTACATGAGCTTTTATCGATGAATCAAATGAAGTAGAAGCTAAAGGTATCGAGATGTTAAAAACTCGTATCTGAAGACAGAATACTTTTTTTATTAATTGAGAGACTATAAGAAAAACACCTAAATTCTTAGAGTGTTTTAATCCAAATAAATGACACGTTTATGATGTTTTTTATAAACCTCGGAAAGATTGAACATTACCACCATATAGAAAATTTGTTAGAGCTACAGCATGAGATAATCCATATCTAGATGAAAGTTATATCCAACAATTAGAGAGAAGTGATGAGATAACTAAGCAAAGACTACTCTACTGAAACTTTGATTATGATGATACACCATGAAAGCTCTTTAGATGGGATGAGATAACAGATTTATTTACTACTAATATCCAACCAGATAATACAGCTTACATTACCTGTGATGTTGCTAGATTAGGAGATGATAATACTGTTATTGTAGTTTGGAAGTGATTAGAAGTAGTAGATATCAAGAGCTATAACTGAAGAACTACAGACCAAACAGTACAAACAATAAAGGAACTAGAGCAATATTACAATGTTAGGAGAAGTAATATCTGTATAGACTCTGATTGAGTGTGAGGTTGAGTATGTGATAATCTAAGAGGTTGTGTAAATTTTATGAATAACTGAACTCCAATAGTTCAGAAAGATGAGATGAGGAACTATGCTAATCTCAAGACTCAATGTTATTTTAAGCTTAAGTATCTCATGGAGAAAAGAGAAATCAGAATAAATACTTCATGAGAGCTAAAAGATAAAATCCAGGTAGAGCTAGATAATATCATTGTAAAGGATCTAGAATGAGAACAGAAAGTAAGATTAGAGAGCAAAGAAGATATGAAGAAAAGGTTATGACATTCACCAGACTATGCAGATGCAATAATGATGAGAATGTATCGAACATTAAATAGACCAATATCAACAAATAATCATACAGAAATAATAACAGTAAGCTTTGATGATATGCTGTATTAAAAAAAGTTGAATTCTCAAATTTCAGAATATAATGCCATAAATTTATATTAGAAAACTAAGCATGGATAAGTCATCAATACTTACTCAGATACAAAGAGAATATGCATTAGGTTTAAACTATGTAAGACCAGTAAGGATAAGATATAGAGATAGAATTATGAAATGGAATCCTCAAGCTAAGAATGGTTGAAAGATAATCAATATCAATATGGTTGCTAATTACATGGATACACTTATTGCATCTTTTTTTACTAATTGAGTTAAATGTAAATTTATCTCAAGGCAATGATGGATAGGAGAAGAAGAAGCACAGAATCTAAATGCAGTAGCAGAATTTGATGAAAGAGAATGAGCTACACAGCAACTAAAATATCAAGTAGAGCAAGATAGTTTATTCTTTGGAGTATGAATCTTGAATAAAACATGATTTGATAAAGACCAATTAGTTAACACATGGAGAGCTATTAATCCTCTCTCATGGATACCAGATCCATTACCAACTCAAACATGACAGTTTGATGGTAAAAACTACAGATTTCATTGATTCTGTATGTTAACAAATATCCATGATGTAAAAGATCTATACGATAAGAACGCTATAAATAGATGGTTTGCTAAGCAATACAATATGGAAGATGAATTAACTAGAGAAGCTTATAGCAATAAAGCATGAACTTGACCTATCATAGTTGATGAAATAGAAGATAACTTTGCTTTAGATATCTACACACACTACACAATAGTTGATGGTAGAAAACGGAAGTTTGTATGTTCAGCAGATTTAACAGAGATATTTTATCAAGAGGAATTAAAGCCAGTAACAAAAGAAGAGAAGTTGAATCCTAAGTTAATACCTCGACCAATCATGTTGAACTACTATGATCCTGTTAGATGAAATCCATTTGGTACATCAATATGTGATAAAGTAGAAGATAAACAGAATGCTAAATCTATTCTTGCAAATCTCTCACTAATGAAAGCCAAAAGAGAAGCTACATGATGAGATTTCTTAGTTAATAGTAGATTAATCAAGAATAAAGAAGAGCTTAAGAAGAAAACATTTGACCAAAGATATCTATTCATAGATGAGAATGAGATAGGGACACAACCTATACAGAATGCAATGTATGAACTACCACAGAGTCAGATTAAAACTGATGTATGGAATATGATGTCATGGTTAGAGAATGAAGCTAAATATGATTCTAAGGTAGATAGTCTACAGCAAGGTATCTTACCAGATAAGAGCATGACTAAAGCAGAAGCTCAACAATTACAAGCTAATGCTAATATGCAATTATCACTAAAGAATACTATTAAGCAATGGTTCTATAGAGATTATTACTTCCAATGGTGGAGATGATATCTAGAGAACTTCCCAGAATGAAAAGAAAAATGGGTATTACTTAATCCAGACTTTGAACGAACAGGTAAGACATTAGATAAAGACCAATTCATTACTAAGCAAATGCCTTACATAATGGTATGAGCTACAGAAGATATCAATGCTATTAATGAGCAACAGAAGAATAACTTAATGTCATTGTATCCTATCATAGTAAATGATCCAGAAATCAAACCTGTGAATAAAGCAATATTCAAGAGATTATATCTTAGAGCTACATGATTAAAGCCTAACACAGTAAACTCAATATTTAGTTATACTGCTCAAGAGAGAGCTGCAATGGATTATCTTAACATGGTTAATCTATGAGAAGAGCCTAAGAGCTTATTCAAGAGAACAGACTTAGATTATTACACAGTATGGTTGTATATGCAAAAAGCAGAAGATGGAGATCTAAAAGAAAAGATATTACAGAAGCTCCAATGATTATTACTTGAGTTATGAGAATGACAACCAGAAATGCCTATGGTAAATAATCAAGTAGCAAATAGTGCAGCTAATATCATGATGTCTCAATGAATGCCAGAAAAGGAAGAATTGATAACTAGAGATAAAGTTAATTTAAATTCTAATATATGATAATGTCAGAAAAAATGGTAAAGCTTGATGATCTACTCAAAAGTAGATGATGGGATAAAATGAAAGAGTTAATAATAGATAGACAAAAAAAACTATGATTAAAGATTATCTACTGAGATTGTATGGATGTAAAAGATCCAAATCTAACTCAATCAGATTTATTAAGAGCTGAGATTAGATGTCTTGCATGGATAGTTGAAAAATTGCCAGAGCAGATGATAGAGAATCCAGACTATAAAGCTGATGAAGATATTGAAGAAATGGAATCAGAGAAACAAGCAGAATATATCGATAATATGTTTAAGCAAGAAGAATAAAGGTAGTTTTTGTCATGAACTATAGGAAAGGAATTCAGCCATTAAAGAGAGCCAATTATAAGAGGTTAAACACCTAACATAATCGCAGTTTGTAGGTTTATGCAACACAAATCTACTCTAGCTAAGGTTATGATGCTTTATTACTAACCAATTAACAAGATGCCAGAAGAAAAAGAACTGGAGACAGTAGTTGAACCTACTGAAGATGAAGATGATGAAGAGATTGACTACAAAGCCTTGTATGAGAAATCTCAAGCTGATGTAGAGAAATGGAAATCTCGTTTTAAAAGTGCTAAGGCACAGGAGAAAGAAAAAGCTCAATACCAAATCGATGATAGCTACATCGATAAAAAGGTTAAAGAGGAACTATTCTTTGAAAAGAACTCTACTGCTAGTGAGTTTAGGGAGGAGGTTAAGAAAATCCAATCACAGTATACATGAATGGATGCCAAGACAGCCTTTGAGTTATATCTAGCAAAGAATAAACCAGAATTGCTACCACACCAACAAAGTTCAACATGAGTGGAGGGCATTACAAAAGATCCAGAACCTGAAAAAAGCTGGAAAGAGATGTCTGATGCAGAGTTTAACGATTGGTGGAAAGCAAGGAAAGGTAAATAACTTTTAGATTATTTATTTACATTAAAATGGCTCAAAATTTAGACGCTTTTATACCAGAGCTATGGAGTAGAAGAATTCAATATTTAACTAGAAACGCTCTCGTAGCTACACAAATCTGTTCATTTGAAGAACAACCAGATTTAAAATATGGAGATAGAATCCACAGACCTTATCCAAATGATTTAGTAGTAAACGATTACACTAAATATACTGATACTACTCAACAAGACCTTATCGGTACTGATGAATATCTAGATATCGACCAATCTAAAGAAATCTCATTTGCTATTGATGAAGTAGATTGGATTCAAAACAAATATGATCTAGAAAACAGTTATGTAGAAAGAGCTGCTTATAGATTATCTAACGATATCGATGGATCAGTATTAGGAGAAGTAGTTAATGCTAATGTAACTTGTGATGGTTCTGATATCGGAAGTTCTGGAGCTATCTCTCTATCAACTTCTAACTGTCTTAACGCTATCATGACAGCATGAGCTAAACTTACTGCTAATGGATGTGAAATGGATAAGACATGGGCTTTAGTTGTATCACCTAAAACTGCTTCAATTATTGCTCAAACAGTTGCTCAAGATTGATTCTCATTAGCTGATCTTGCTCTTAAAAATGGATATGCAGGAAACTTTGCAGGATATAAAGTATATTCTTCAAACAATGTATTCCACAAAAGAACAATTAGCTTCTCTTCTGTAGTTGCTACTGATGCTATTACAGTTGCTGGAGTTACATTCACTTTCGTATCATCTATCGGTTCAACAGCTGGTAATGTATTGAAAGGAGCTAACGATGCTGCTGCATTAGCTAACTTAGCTGCAGCTATTAATGGAGCTTCAGGAGCTGGAACAACTTATGTTGAAGTAAGTGCTGCTGACAGAGCTAAATTAAAGAATGCTAAAGCTAACTTAGATGCTACTACTGGAGTATTAACTACAGCAGGTGCTGTTCTTGTATCTACACCAGATACTACAATTACTGTAGGAAATGCAGAAGAACACGCTATCCTTTGTAGACCAGGAGCTATCGACCTTATCATGCAACAAAATATCGATGTTAGAAAGACTCCATTGCCTAAGCAAAAAGCTGATTACTACATCATTTCTTGCTTATATGGTAAAAAGACTTTCACAGAAGGTAAGAACAGAATGGTTGATATCAAAATCGCTGCTTAGTAAGTGATTCATATATAAGGGGCAGGTTAATACTTGCTCCTTAGAATGAATCTTTTATTAATAAAAGTACACACTAATGGATGTATCTACAATAATAGCATTATCTAGAAAACAAACATCAGCTACAAGTGGTCAGATTTCTGATGCTGATTATCTTAAATACTTAAATATTATCTATAAAGATATCTTCTCAAGATTAGTAGTAGATAGTAAGAAATATACATGGCAAAGTTTTAATACTGAAGTAATAGCAGGTCAATCTGAATACATACTACCTCAACCAGATTCTAATAGTACATGATTAAAGCTAGTATTAAAAGTATTCTTAAATGGTAAAGATATCCCTATCTATGATACAAGTTTATATGATTCTGAAAAGGATCTCCATGATAAGAATAAAAAGCCTTATTGTATCCTTAGAGATGGTAGTTTGTTCCTTATCCCAATTCCAGATAAAGATTGAGAATTATACATAGAGGGTAAATATATCCCAATGGATTTAACACTCACTAATACTTCAGATGAGATTAAACTACCTGCAGAATATCATAACATTTTAGTTAAAGGATTAAACTCACTTGTATTTGGAGAGAAACAAATATTTGATAAGCAACAATTATGGGAGTGATATTATCAACAATGAATAAAACAGATACAAGTAGAATGAAGTTTTGAGAATGAAAGTGCGTATCATGTAGAAGATGCTTATTTATGATTCTTAGAATAAAATAATGGCAGAAAGTAATGTAATAGCTCCAGTATTTAGAGGGGCAAACTGAGGAATAGCTGATGATGTATTCACATGAATTAACAACAGCTATTTTTCAAGTAAGAATATAGAAGTAAGAGAGAATGCTAGAGGTATATCTCTAAGTAAAAAGTTAGTAGCATGAACAACTACTACAGGTAGAATTAATGTTATAGTAAAAGCTACATCATCAATGTATGTAGCATTCTGAACAAGCTGAGCTTGTTATAAGTGCGTTAGTTGAACATGGTCAGCAGTATCTACAGGATTATCTACTAATGGTATCTCATGAGCAGTATTTAACGATTATATCTATTGGTGTTCTGCTAGTAAGCTCTACAAGGTATCAGTATCAGATATGGAGAATAATGCATCAGTAACTCCTACAGAAGTAACATCATTAAACAATGCATCATACCATCCATTGTTAGTAAGTATGTGAGATATGTATATTGGTAATGGTGAGAAGCTAAGTAAAGTAGATGTAAGTAATGTATTCTCTGATATATTTACACTAGAAAAAGGCTGAGTAATCCAAAAGCTTAACGATTTAGGATGAGCAATAAGAGTGGTAACTCAATCAGCATTAGGTAATTCTAATATCTATCTATGGGATTGAGTAAGTGATGTACCAGATGAGACTATACCTCTAATTTGATATGTTACATACCAAACACAGATTTATAATGGTTATCCATACATAGTAACTAATAGATGATTAGGAATATTAGACTGATATAAAATCTATCAACTAAAGAAATGCGATGATTTTTCAGATATTGATAACTGAATAGGAGTATATAATGAAAGATTAGTTATAGCATGAACTAAAGGTGTATATTCATGGTGATCTAAGAATAAAAACTATAATGAGGTATTAAGCTATGATTATGAATTAACAGAGACTTGAGCTAGTGTTACTTGTATTTATTCTGATGGTATTAATTTGTTTGTAGCATGGAAAACAAGCTCTGCTTATGGAATAGATGTATTAAGTGATAGTGTATATAATACTACAGGAGAATTAGTAACAAGAGGATATTATGCTAACTCTCTAAAAGAAATCAAAGATTGAATCCTAGCTGGTATAGGATATTCAGCATTAAAGACATGAGAAAGTATAGAGATTCAATATTCAGTAGATGGTTGAAATTTTACAACACTTAGAACACTAACTCCTACCACAGATACAATAGCAAATTTCACAGAAGATTTATTTGTAAGGGAACAATTCCAATACATACAATTTAAAATCATTCTTAACTGAAATTGAACGACAACACCTAGCTTTTATGCATTAGATTTAATCTTTAATAATAATGTTAAAAGATAATGACAACTATATGATACAATGATATAGAAAATGTATTACTTAGCTTAACAGATCCTAATACATGATGAGCTATTTCTAATGTACCTTGAGTTAATTCTCCTAAAGTCAATGCAGTAACAAGTATCTATAATGAACAATGATGAGATTGACAATGAATAGCTTGATGGAGTACAGATGTAAATTGGTATTCTTACGATTATAGAACTGTTAAATGGTGAAGTGGTAGTGTGTATTTACCTGATTGAACAACACTAACAGTAGAAAGCTGAACGACAGGGCATATGAGTAGTACAACATATATCTACTACGATAGAGAAGATGATACTGTTAAATCAACTACTTTAGCTAGTGATAGTGTATGAGAAAAGAAAATATTACTATGTGTAGCAGCACCAACAACAAGTTGAAAGGATGCTGAATTCCAAGCCTTTGGTACAGATAAGCAATCTACATTCATAACAGCTGATAATATAGCAGCTAACACTATTACAGGTAATGAAATAGCTGCTAATACTATTAAAGCAGCACAGATAGATAGTTGAGCTATTACTACAGACAAGATAGCAGTATGAGCAGTAACAGCTGATGAGATAGAAGATTGAGCAGTAGTAGCTGATAAGATAAGTGTTAATAAATTAAGTGCTATTAATGCTAATCTATGAGATATTACAGCTTGAACAATTACATGAGTAACAATAACAGCTAGTGATTGAAGTACAAGTATAATATTAAATCCTAGTAGTTGAGAGATACAAATTAAAAGATGAAGTACAGTAGTGGGTAGAATTAAATGATGATATGAATCTACAGTATGAAGTTATATGTGATTGCAAGGTACTAATACTGCAGTAGATTGAACATTATGGTGTTTAGGTAAGTTAAGAATACCTGTTTGAAATAATTTATATAGTTAGAGGATAAATGAGCTATAGTGTAATGGCAAATAGTATAGGTAAATGAATCACAGTAGATGGATCAGTATTACATAACTATTATTGAGATGATTTTAATCCAACAAATCCTACACGACCATCCTCATGGAGTTCAGTATGAACATCGTGAACGACATCTGATTTTAACCTATCATGATTCCAGCCTTGAAATGAAGTATGATGTCATGCACGGCAATTAGACTTATCTAGCCACTATTCATGAACATTATATTGAGAATTTTTAAGATATAACTGATGATGGGTAAACTCATGGACACTTTCATGGTATATAGACTGATGACCTGATGTATATTGGTGATGATATTGTTATTTCTGAGTAGATGATGATGAAATACGACCATGATATTCAAAATACAAAGTTCATGTATACTGATTATCTGATATAGATTTCTATTCTCCAGAGTTTACAGTTAGTAATCTATCAATAGATAGTACATTACATGATGCTTGATATATGCGAGTAGAATGAAGTTATCTATGTTATACAGATTGAACATGATGGGAATTAGGAAACTATAATCAATGATATAAACATAAGATAAAATATGATAGTAACTTTTCAGAATATGTATGAACAGATTATAGTTGAATGATATGGCTACAAACTGATGTAATAAGGAGAATATATTATGTAGACCAATACTGATATAAAAGGAGAACTTATGAAGCACAGAATTGGTATAACTATCCTAGCTGACAATGAAGAAGTGTATGATCTACCTATAAAGGTAAGATACGATGTCCTTGAAACTATGATGATGCTTCAGATTGATACTGACACTTGTGCTTTGTAAATCAAAATTGATACCTAATGAGAATATTAAACTGAAATCCTAATGAATAATTTATTAACTAATAATAAATAATGAGAGATCATTCAATACAGAGCTGATGATGAGCTAGTTCAATTAGACCGACTCCAGAAGCAACAGAAGAACAAGAAGAAAATAATACAGAAAAAGAGAGTGAATAGCTCTCTTTTTTATTTAATTGAATTTTCAAATTTCTGATTAATATATCAGAAACATTTACATAAAGAACACAGATGGTACAACGACTAAAAGAACCTGCTACTATATGGAAACTAGTATTGTTTGTATTCTGATTAGGAGTTACTTGGAGTTCTCTTAATTATAGAATCCAAAGATTAGAGGAATTCCAAAGTACAGTAGATATTGTAGAGATCCAAACAACATTAAAGGAGATTTCAACAGATTTATCTTGGATTAAGTCTGAATTATCTAAACTAAACACTTTAGCTTCTAAATAATAAACATGAAAGAACTACGACAAAATAAAGAATTCAGAACATTCTGTTGGCAACTACTAGATGTAATAGTTGCTTTTTGAATTACTTACTTAACAGGTATTGAATGAGAATGGCAAGCTATAGCTCTATGAGTAGGAATACCTGTATTAACACTTATCTCTAAGAGAATAAATAAAGCATTGTGAGATTTATGAGTAGATAAGGAGTAATTTATCTCCTAATGTAGAGATATGAAATGGATAAAGATAATAATTATAGGGATAGGATTATTACTCTTGATAATGTCAACTACCGCTTACTTAGAGTAATAGATAAAACTGCTACAAATCTACATCATATCATGGGTAGATGTAACAGACAGAAATATAACACAGAGATACCTGAGAATAAAGTAAGGATAAGTGAGAGAGAACATGATGCTCTTAACAGATATTTCAAGGATAAACAGAATCCTAGAGACCAATTAAGAAAAGTATTTGAGTTAGTTAAACCTGTATTAAGTGCAGGTGTAAGGCATGAATTAGAAGTGATACTTAGTTGCAGTGATGATCTATTTTACATACCTGAGCTACTTAAATGAAAAAAGAAGAAATCCGAGCAAGACTAGAATGGATAACAAAAAGAATACAACGATTAGAAAATAGATTATATATAATAAATCCTGCTAAAGATAATGCTCTATTCAAGAAACATAGCAATGAAAAAGGCAACCTAATAATAGAAAGAAAAAGGCTTTTAACTGAATTAGATAAGTTGGAATGACAGAAGTAGCGTATGATTATGGTGATGAATATGCATTCTGAGAAGATACCAAATGTATTATTCCACAGATAACGCACAATATCCGACCTAAAGGGAATCAAGGGCAGAATAAAGAGACTAAATCAGCCTGCACAATAGTATGAGCAGTAAATCAGATTATTAGATTGTTTGGATTAGACCTAACTACTAAGCAAACTAATACTCTCTATATTGATGCAGTACATTATTGTGAGAAGTATGGATATGTTATTTGATCTTGATGGTGAGTACCTACTGCAGTAGACCATGTAAGAAAACGATGGAATGAAGTTGCTAGTAAGACATTTAAGAAAGAGCAAGTATTTAGTAAAAGACTTCTATGGGATAATGCAGAGATAAAAGAAGCTCTAGAGAAAGGACATTTAGTAGGATTCTCAAAGACAGTAAACTTCTGAACAGATCAAGTTGAATGATTAGTATGGAGAGATCCTAAGATGTATCCTAAAATGGTATGACATAGACTTAACCGAGCATGAGTAAAGTATATTAAAGCTACATGATGAGTTGATATCTCTAATGCTGAGAGATGAGCAATGGATAACTACCATTGAGCTATAGGTGAATACTTCGCATTTAAGACTCTCAAGCCTTATATGTATCATGGAATAAATGGATATTGATATCTAATCCTACCTGTAAGTTGCTTAGAATCTAACATAGAAAAAGAAAAAGAGAGAATTCAGAGATTAAAAGCAGTTAATGCAACCATTTGAGTGCTTTCAACGACATGGTGAGACCTCAATAGTGAAGAGCAATTAATGAGTAGTGCATTAGCAACAGAATTAAGGAATACAGAATGAGCTAGAGCAAAGATAGATGATGTAGTATTAAAGAATTATCAAGCTTTAGTAGATCATCTAAGTTATGCATGGAAATTTGCATGAGAAGAAGAACAAAAAAAGTATTCAGAATTAGCATCTTATTTAAGAGAAAAATTTAATTTATTATAATATAACAAATGGCAATATCTTATGAAGATTGGAAGAAATCTTATGAATGAATGTCTACAGACCAGCAAGCTAAGTATGCTAACATGGTTAAAGGTAACGCAACAGCTGAAGAATATGCTAATAGGTATATTCAAGAGAAGCAAAATGCAGGTACTTTTGGTCAGAAAACAGCAAAATCTTACACTAATGCTAACCAACCTGTAGAAACACCAACTACTAGACAAGAAACTCCTGTAGTTAATCAACAACCAGAAACAACAACAGTAGATGTAGCTAGAAATGAAACACCTAAAGTTGATGTTATAACACCTGAAAAACCTAAAAAGGAAACACCAGTTACTACTGTATCAGAAATTAAGCAGGAGTGAGCATTAACTCCTCTATCTAAAGAATATTACTCTCAGACATCTGATGAAGCTCAGACTAAAATTATCAACAATCTGAACTGATATAGAGCATCTAATCCAGAATATTTTACAGATTATGAAACATTTAAGAAGAATTTTTCTTATGATGCAAGAAATGCTGAGCAAAAAAACACATTAGATACATGGTATAAGTGATATTCTCAATGATTACAGCTTTCTAGTACACCTATAGCAGATTTATACACTCAATATAAGAATTGAAGTATCTCTACAACAGATTTAGAGTCATTAAGAGTAACAAATCCTGAAAAATATGCAGAATTACAGCAACAAATCAACAAAGGTAACATAATAGCTGCTTATGATGATGATAATCAGACTTCTGAGACTATGTTTGACCAACTTAGGAACACTTTTTTACAAAATATGATAACAAATCTCACTACTGCATGATCTTGAGCATGAAGTATCTTTGATTCTTATAAAGATAAGATGGAATCTCCAGAAATGACAGAATTAGGAGATGAAGCAGCAGCTAAACAAGAAGAAATTGAGAAAGTATCAGCTGATATTGACTCTATGAAGAAGCAAGTAGAGGCAGAATATGAGTGAACATGAGCTAGTAGAGCTAAAATTAACGCTATAGTAGCAGATAGAACATACGATTTACAATTACAACTAAGATCTCTTAACTCTGAATACAACAGAATAGCTACACAATACAATAATAGAATGACTCAATATCAAGATGAATTCAAATTACAGCTACAAGAATATCAATTCAATATGCAAGAAAGGAATCAGAAAATGAGTGAATTGTGATTCGCTATGGATCTTATGAATTATGAGACTCCACAACAAAAACAAGAGAGAGAATGGAATTATTGGGTAAGACAGCAAGAATATCAAAACTGAGATATTAACTCTAAAGACTACTCTACTAGATATAAAGCAGCATTGAAAGGAGTTGAGAATCTATTAGCTAAATATCCAGGTATTCCTATGGTAAGAAGTGCTGAGCAAATGGCAGAAGATGTATTAAAGTGAATAGATGCATGAAGTACATTATGAGCAGAATTATCTAACATTAACAAGTTAATACAGCAAAAACCTGAATATAAGCAATTATATAATAATACATACTGAACAGCATCTTGAATATCTAAGACATACAACATAGGAGGTCAAGAATATGTTATGTATAATTGAGAATTAATAACATCAGAAGATTTTAATAAGAAGTTCTGAACTAAGAGTACTGCTAAACCATACGATGTAGTAGATAGTAAGGTATTTGAGAATAATCCTTATGCTAGTAGAGATTATTACACATTATGAGAGTTCCTAAATGAAAATAAAACTCAAGTAGGTAAGAAATGAGGAGAATGTGCTAAGTTTGTTAATGATTATCTAGAAAAAATCTGAGTATGAAGATATTTTTGAATTGAAGATATTACTACAAGAGAATGATGGGCTAATAGTTGAACCCCTAAAGAATGAACTATTGCTATATTTGATTACTGACATACAAGCTCTGATTGAATAAATCATGGTCATGTAGGTATTGTTACTAAAGTTAATGAGGATTGAAGCTTTGTAGTAAGAGAAAGTAACTTTGATACTAAGAATCCATGAGTAATAACTGAAAGAACAATTTATCCAGGAAGTACATCTCTAAAATGATTCTTTGATCCAAGCCAATGAAGTGTATCAAGTACAAATAAAACTACTCTATCAGCAGTAGATGAAGCTAAAAAGCAAAACTATCTAGAAGAGGCTAGAAGATGACAATTAAACAAATCAGACTTAAAACCTATTTGAGACTTAGCTGCTACACAATGATGGAATGATGAGTGGCAAGAGGCTCTTAAACAATGACAATCATGGAATTTGACAGATGTTCAAACATCTTGAATAGAAAAAGCTGATGATAGATTCTATAAAAATATAGATGTTCAAGATTTTG